GAAACCTAAACTTCATTGTTCCTCTCCACCTCTTAAAGGGCAGGGTTGCGAAACAACAGGCGAGCATATGAATCTCGTCTGGTGGTCCTGCAAGCTCGGCCCAAAGAACTGGTGTAACTTCTGAATTCCACAACAGAGTCTCTGCATTGTCTGAAACTTGCCATCCAAATGATGTAAGATAGGATTCACGTTGAGCTATTGATTTAATCGCTAGTTCATCAGTGTCTCCCAAACCTACAACACGTGGATCGATAGTTAATTCCTGCTTTGCATCCAAAGTCAACTTATGTGATGTATCGGGAACATTGGTGTTAGCCATGTTACCCAATATCGTCGGTTTATATGGCACAATGTCCGCCAATTCAACCGGTCTGGAATATCCAAACATAGTTGCTATACTGGATACAGCGCTCGCAGCCATTTCTGTGGCACGAGCGTAAGTACCTATAACAGGAATACTAGACAATGCACCTGCAGCCTTTGCAATAATGCCTGCTGGTCTTGATACTGGTCCTACACCATACTCATCCTTGGCCTGAGGATAGAATATCTCCCCACCCTGCGGTGATAGAGCACCTGGCTCATTCGCCGTCGGAATAGAGAGAGAAACATCCTCCGCCCATGCAAAAACTGAAACCACCACCTGGTCAGATGCCCCGTTGGCATGTTTCAAATTCTGCATTCCATGAATGATGATGTCACCCATCTGCCTCCATTCCATACTTGGAATGCGCAGAGCATTCTCGTACCAAACGAACGGTAACGTGAGGGTGCCACCTTGACTGGTTGTAGGATCCAAATAGATATGGGGTCGTTGACTGGCCTCGACAACATCTTCTATGAAGAATGCTCTGTCCTTGGTAAAAGTATCGTAATAGTCAAGAGGCGTATACGATGCTATTGCACGACCGTAATGAAATCCATTTCCATTCAGCATTATCCTAACTTTCAGTTTGCAGCGCAACAAGTTGAAGTTTGTTATCCGATTTATCACCCGGGGATTCTCAAAGAAATCTTGCCAGGGATTAAAAGTTTCAAACAAATTAGTACCTGTACCCCAACTGTATGATTGAATTTTGATAGGTCTCGAGAAGAAATTCCCAAGATCTGCATCATTTGAATCTGCAGTACAGAAAGTAGGATCTGGCATACTTGTCACTGTGTAGTCCCATTGAGAGGTCTGATCACTAAAATGAACATTCTGATGTTGGGACTCTAAATTTTCCTGATTGATCGAAATATTAAATTTATTATTATTATTATTTGCAAGTCATTTTTGCAGTTCCATGGAGGACTCAATCCATGGAACTGTTGTTGATCAATTGTGTGGCGAACACTCCCCTAAATAGGGGTACTCTACGAGGAGAGTGCCTCTCTCTGCAAGCCTATGCTATACCCTGTGACCAACAGTTGGGTATGCATGGTATCCAATACAGAGAGCCCCCTTTTGGTTTCCTTTATGGTGGACGTGGTGGGTTACGCCCAGAGGGATGCATTTAATGTCTGCCCAAGACTGAGAGACAACCTACGTGTATTTATCCTTCCACTGTTGCAATCTATCGTCATAAGTTTCATGAACGACAGTACAACCGTGGATGATATCTGCACGTTTGGCTATCTCAATCATCTGCTCTCGCCGTGTCTCATATACATCACGCCCGTGTGAAAACCATTCACGCAAGGCGCCATCTATATTTTGCATGGCTTGTTGTTCACGCGTTATAGCTTTAGATCTAAGTGCTGCATGTAAACTCTTGAAAATAGAATCATTATCAAGAGCTCCCATGATCATACCTGTATCTTCACTATACACGTTAGCCCTCTTGAGCAGATCTGCTTCCTCATCCGTCATGTAAGGAGTTGGCTCGGATTCTTTGTCAGGCATAGTAAATTTCATATCATGCTCCTCCAGAAATTTCGCCACAGCAATGTGGTTAAACTCTGGAAAGTCCTCATGAACTGAACTTTTAGCATCATCACCATAAGTGATTAATGCGCATATCTCACGAAACTCAGGAACGTTTTTACGCTCTTTCGTAACATGATAATACGCACACCTGAAAAGCAAAGCATTCACAATGGAGTTGACATACACAGTCAAATTCTGTCCAGATGGATTAGAACCATAATGTTGTATCAAATCTCCATTATATGCCATTAATGGATAGCAAATATCAGTGGCGATACCCTCCATGATAGTTAAATCACGTTGGGAATATCCACAGATCTTCGCAATATCCATCATGACACGAA